GCCTCGTTTCATATTTGATGTTGGCACGACTGGTTTGAACCAGTAGGCTAGTCAGTAGGTGACGAAATTCTCCCCAATGATGACAACAAACAAAACAGATTCAAGGTGGCCTTCGTGCTGGACACGGCAGAAGTCCTAATCGGCCCTGAGTCATAACTATTTATAGCCAGGTATACCGATAAATCCATTTGACTGTTATATGCCCAGTAACAGCCAATGGTCATGCCTACACTTGTATGCGTGCATGTTGACTTACTACATCCTTCAGTCCTAATAGTGCTATAGGCGCCGCTCCTTAGTGCAAAACCATTAAGGTGAGCTATAACGCCGCAAGATTAAATCCACTCTGCTTAGTGCACAGCTTGATAGCCAAATACATGGACCTAATCTTTTAGCACATACATATATGCCAGAGCTGATGTTAGTGCTCCGGCTATGAGACTCTGGAGTATTCTACTTGAAACATAGAAGACCAGCGCAATGCATATGATGGTGTTAAACACCTCTGTTCCAAAGATTGCATTCAATAGCGTATTGAAACCATTCGAGATGAACGACCCAAAGAGAGAGAAGACTTTTGATATTATCCCCTGCTCCCTGTCGATCGATTGCATTGGCTCAGCCCGCGAGGAGATCAGCGATTCATAATGAACCGATTCACATTCGCAGACATGGCCATCGCATCCGAGCTGATATTCGCCCAGACGCAGACTCGTCTGGTATACAAAGTTTCCCACCCTTATTTTTGTTCCATTGGTGAGAACGCAATTACATGGATGTTTTCTTATTCTGGTAGCTGCGCTTACGCGCAGCTTAGTAGGTGTTATCCAGGTGCGTGACCTGACCAAGTCTTTTAAAGTATTTGCTCGGCCAAGCTGCACCCACCCTGGGTCGATCCAGGCTCTCAAACCTCGAACTAAATCTGCATTATGGAAACCATTGCTGTCATACCACAAGCTCATGCTTGTGTAATCGGCATGGACCTGTATTGCTTTTCCTTTGACCATTACTGCGTGTAGCACCCCACCCGGGGTCTTGGACCCGGTGCCTGCATAATAATGCAGGCGATGCCAGTTATCACGCTCATTCATGATTCGCTTTACAGTTCCTCTAATACCTAAACAGTCCTCAATTCGAGCCACCTGAAACCAACCAGTGGTGGAGCTCAGTTGTGTTGCCGTGTGCAGTATACACTGCATCCGGTTGAACTCCTGCAGACAATGTTGTTTTATATTTGCTGCCTGCAACCACCAGGTATCATATGCCACTTCGATGTAACAGTACGGGTCTTCAGTTCCAAGGTAAATCCAGCGGTCTATTGCTTTCCAAACTCCGTGAGGGGGTTCACGGCTTTGTTCCCCAACGAGATAGATCTTATTTTCCGCATAAATTATGGGAATCTCGTGGGGTTCCTCAAATTCCAAGGCATACCCTATCCCAGCACATTGTAGCCAAAGGCTAAACAATATGCAAGAGACAGGCCAAGGCATAAAAAAACCTTGTTGCCTTTCCTCCAGCCATACAAGGACGCACACACCATTGCCAATAGTGCCCAGTCCAAGTTGACTAACCCAAACAGTAGGATCATAAATCCAGCTGAATGGGCGAGAGGGAATCCAAGGGACATCGCATATGCCCCCCCAACTCCCACCTTCATCATCCGTGATTTAATCCCGGATGTCCATGAGGAGGGGTCGAGTCCAAACCCTTTTACGTCAAGCTTCCACGCTTTTTCTATTCCATGCGTGGTGCCTGAGTTTGGAGTCTCGCAGAGTCCACTGCAGACCAACCCAAAAATGATTGTTGTTGTTATCATTGAGATGAATTTGTTATTCATCGTCATCTTTAAGTGAGTGTCTCAAATGTATTCTTACTTTGTGCTAACAGTAGTCGATAAGCACTTGAACACACCAAGGCACACTCACTTAAAGATGACGATG